TGATTACACCAACTGCTATTAATTGTCCAATGACACGTACACTAAATTTATTGGCAATCAATCCGCCTACACCTACTTTATCTTTAATACCAAGTTTATGTAACAACAGCTCACCATATCAAATAATAGCATCACCTGGTGGTGGAGTATTTACTGGAGTTGGAGTTAGTACGTTGGGTGTAATATCACCAACTGCGATAGGGGTTAATAATTACACTTACGCTATTTCAATCAGTACTTGTGCGGCTTCTAACACTAGTAGTTATGAGGTTTCTTACTTCAATACTTCAGCTTTAACTGGTAGTATAAATAATTTATGTGTAACTAATTCTCCAGTTAACTTAATGGGTATTGTACAAAATACTACAGGAGTTTGGACTGGTACCGGAATTATTAGTGGGTCTTTTTCGCCATTAGGTTTAAATACAAGTGTTTACAATATTACATACAATACATCATCAACCCCTAATCCTACTGTTTGTCCTTCATCAACACAATTAAACATATCCGTAACAAATACAATTATTCCTACAATGGCCAATGTTGGTCCATTTTGTAATAACACGTCATCATTTGTATTGTCGGTTAATCCAAATGGTGGTACTTGGTCTAATAATTCAGCTGTTAGTAGTTTGGGTATTGTTACTCCATCATTATCTTCTCCATCAAATAGTATTGTTGGATATATGGTTACGGTTGGTCCTTGTGTGAATACAAATACATTTAACATTTATCCATCAACATATAATACGGCTTCATTAACAGGGGTAATTCCTAATATGTGTGTTACTAACAATCCTTTCAATTTAATGTCTATTGTTCAAAATACAACAGGTACTTGGTCTGGTATGAATGTTAATCAAAACTCATTTAACCCTGTTGGATTAGGTACTAACAGTTATGTATTAACTTACAATACTAACTCAACACCTAATACTACTATCTGTCCTGATAGCAGAACCATTAATGTATCAGTACTTAATCCACCAACGCCTAATATTACTTCAGTTGGTCCAGTATGTAGTTCAGACGCTCTTATACAAATGTCAGTAGCTCCAAGTACAGGTAGTTGGATAACAACTCCTTATATTAACTTGAATGGTGTATTAACACCATCACTTTGTTCTATTGGTAATAACGTTATTCAATACGTTATAGGAACTAATACTTGTTCATCACAACAAACAAAAACAATTACTGTTGAAATGTTTGTACCATCAACTATTACAAACCAAATACCTGATATGTGTAATACAAGCTCAGCTGTGAACTTAAGCATGTACGCAACTTTTCCTGGTTCGTGGGTTGGTTTTGGCGTTAATGGTTCAATGTTTAATCCAAATGCTTCTGGAGCAGGAACAATAACTTTAATTCACAACACATCTTCATCTAGTGGTTTATGTCCAAGTACATCAACTACTTCAGTAAAAGTTTATTCATTAGCGGCACCAAGTATTACCAAACCAAATACTATTTGTAACACTCACTCACCGTTTCAATTACTAGTAACTCCAATTGGTGGGTTATTTGGTTCTAATAATGGAGTTTCTTTAGGTGGATTATTTACACCAGCTTACGCTAGTATTGGTAATAATGTGGTTAATTACAGTATAACATCAGGTCCTTGCATTGCTTATGGACAAACAACAATAACTGTTGAAAAGTTTATCTCGGCAGACATTACACAATATCCAAATTCAGTTTATTGTAAAGGAACTGCTCAACCATTTAATCTTAAATCATTAGTTATTAATACTAATGGAACTTGGTCAGGTCCAGGAGTAGTAGGGAGTATGTTTAATCCTAATATTGCTAACATAGGTAACAATATAGTACATTATTTAACTACTTCAACAACTGCAAGTTTATGTCCTGACACTAGCGATTTAAAAATTGTTGTGGCAAATACACCAACCATAAACATTACAGTAAACAAACTTAGTGGATGTGCACCATTTACTAACATCTTATCTATTGATAAGAACTATGGAACCGCTGAATGGATTTTTAATAAAAATATAAAAACTAAACAAGGATTATCGACCAGTCAAACTTTTACTAATGCTGGATTGTATAATGTATACATAAACTATGTTAGTGTAGAAGGTTGTACAACAACATTCACTTCAGTGCCTACATTCACAGTGTATGAAAAACCAATAGCTAAGTTTAGTATACCAAGTATAGTGTCAATTGCTGAACCACAAATACAAATAGAGAATCAAACTATACCAATCAATGACAACTATTATAATTGGTTAATACTAAACACACAATACACAGAACTTAATCCAACAATTAACTTTACTAAACCTGGAAAATATGAGGTTTGTCTGTTTGTTACTTCTTTTGATGGATGTAAAGATACACTAAGAAAAATGGTTGAGGTTAAAGGGACATATAATGTTTGGATACCAAGTAGTTTTACTCCTAACTTTGATAAACTTGATGATGTTTTTATACCTGTATTTAGTCCGTTTGGAATTGATACTAAGTATTATGAATTTACTATATTCAATCGTTGGGGAGCGTTATTGTTTAACACTAATAATATTAATGTAGGTTGGGATGGGACTTTTAAAGGAGAACCGGTTATTGAAGGTGTTTATGTGTTTACTTTAAAGTTTAAAGATGCTGACGGTATGTCATATACTAAAATAGGGCATGTAACATTGTTAAGGTAACTTGTAACTTTATATTATTTTACTTACCTTTATTAACAAAGTAAATTATAAATATGAAAAAGACAAACAAAACGGCTAACGGTACTAGTTTTCATGATGTTACAATAACAGCTACCCCACAACAATTAATTACTATTTTAGGTGAACCAAATAACAATTCAGGGGATAATAAAGTAAATATGGAGTGGGTTTGTGAGAATAATGATGGTGTTTTAATTACAATATATGATTGGAAAGAGAATAGACCTATTAATAATAATGAAAATATAAAGTGGCATATTGGAGGCCGTGGTATTAAAGATACATTAACAGCAAAATTAGAAATTTTAAAATTATTAAATGACACAAAAAATAATTGATAAATTAAACTTTAGAAAAAATGGATTGGTCCATACACCTATTAATAAATGGGAGTTAATTGATGGGAATATATTGGTAATCTATCAAGGGAACAGAGGACAAAATCCTAAATTAGATTTTATTGTAAAATATAGAAAACCAAATTGTCGGCTTAGGGCTCCTTCACATACACATTGGATTGTTGATTTAATTATAAAACATGGATTTTCTCCAAATGTTGTTAAAGATTTTGTATTAGATTGGTTAAATTTATATGATATAATAGAACCATTTAAAACAGAAGATGAAAGAATTAATTATGAATTAATTTATAATGATTTTTTTACTGAAAAATATTACGATATGGATAATTTAACTGAGTTTTCTGTTGAATTTTTGTCAGGTATTATAGAATTATTTATTAAATGTGAAAAACAAACAGATAATGCATACATGTTTAAAAATATGTTAAAACTAATGATGGAGTATTGTGAAAACCAAAAAGATTATTATCAAATAATTTCTCACTCAAAAAGAGTTTAAATAATAAAAATGTCGGATTGTCTATCTAAAACTAACCAAGGTTTTTCTCCAAAAGGGTCTGTTATTTCTTTAATAAAATCGTAATTTTCTAATTTAGTGGTTTTAAAATTTAAAAAATTAAAATCAAAAACATCTAACACTAAAGACTTAACCACTTCATCATCGTATTGTGAATTTGTTTTTATTAAAAACAATGATGGTTCATTAATTTTATCCCAAAAACTTATTGTTATTTTATCAGTTAATAAAATTTTAAATAGGTGTTTTGAAATATATTCAAAATAGTATAACGATATTTTTTGAAATTCATTGCTAAAACCAAAAGGAAATTCAGATGAAATTGATATTGGGCTCATTTTATCAATAATAGAATAACCATAATCTTGTGGTTCGTTATATACGGATTCCATTATTAGTTCGTTAACATAGTCAATACTTAATAGCGTTGATACGGTGTTATCTAAATATTCTTTTTTAACTTCATTGTGGTATATTGGTCTATCGGTATTGTAATATGTATAAATAATTTTATCTGGAAAATTAACAATTTTATTATAGTTAATTAAATCAATTATATTAATTTTTTTGTTTTCTAAATCAAATTTAAATGATTTAGATTCATTTATAAATTTTGTACTTAAATCGTTTAAATTTAAAATTTTTTTAGATTCGGTTGTCCCGTTTATTAGTAAAAAATTAACACAATCAATAACTTGGATTTTTGTTTTGTAATGATTTTCTTTATTAATATTAGTTAATATGTATTCTGAAAATTCGTTAACTAACGATTTTTTAGTGTTTTTAATAATTAATTTCATGTAAAATTAATATCGATTTTTTTTTTAATTGTGAAGATTAAAATAAAAAAAGGGAGTGACCTCCCTTTTTAAAATGTTAGCAAAAACTAATTAATTACTTTTTCTTGTAATACTTATCAACTACTTTACGAATTGATTCTTGAATAGTTTGATTATTAGTGTGATTTTGATTTTGTGGCGTTTGGGCTGGTTGTTGAGGAGCCGGTACACCATTGTTTTTATTTTTACATCCGCATCCCATAATTGAGTGTGTTTTAAATTTATTTATATAATAATAAATATAGCCATTATCCTAATTTGTAAATAATATTTAAATATTTAATATATTTATAATAAGTATGGGTAAACTAATATTAACAAAAAAAGAATTAACTGAAGTTTTATATAAAACAACTAATAAAGTGAAAATTATAGAGGGAAAAGGAAATACTGAAATTAATTTTGACCCTGAAGAATATGTTAAAGTTACTTCCAAAGAATATATTAATTTAATGGAATTATCCAGTTATTATGGAATAGGTGTTACTAAATTAAGACAATTTGGAGGAAAAAAATTATGGATTGATGGGAATGTTGATTTAGCTAACACTCCTACCAAAAGTTTAGGTAATGTTGGTTATATTAATGGGAATTTAAACATATATAAAACTAATGTTTCAGACATTTCTAACATTAGTGTAAAAGGTTATGTTTCTGATTCGGGAACTCCAATTGAAAAAAGAAGACTAGCGGCAATATTAAAAGAAAAAATGGATGAAGCTGAAAGTCGAAGAGAAGACGACGAATGGAATTTAAATACCACTTCAGATATTGAAGGGGTAAAAGCTAACGTTTTATTTAAATGGTTAGTTAATAATGGAGATATTGATACTATTACAGAAGACGAAAAAAATAAATTATTAGAGTTAAAAAAAGAATTAGAAATTTTAGAACAACGTTATAATGACATTGAGGACGTTCCATCAAACGATGAGATGATTACAATGTTAAGTAATAGTATAAGTGAGGTTGAAAATGAAATAAGTGAATTAGAAGAAAAACAAATCGACGTTTACAATATTATACCAATGAAGTATGATAATTACGGAATGTCAATGTTTGAAGTAATCGGGGTTGACGGTTTGGAGAATAATGAATACTCTGTTGGCGATAATGATGAAATGGATAGTGGTGCGATAGCTTACGCTGAAAGTTTTATTGATGACGTAGGGTTAGATGGTTTTAGTTCAGGTTATGTTGATTCTTATATTGATGAAGATTATTTTCGTAGATATTTTGAAGAGTTTTATTATGATGATGTATCACAAAATCATGATATTTATTTTACTCAAGATGATTTTGAATTATCAGATGAACAAGAAAATTATAAATTAAAGTTAGAGGAACATAAAGAAAAATTAGAGACTTTAAAAACTGAATATGAAGATAAATTAAATGAACTTGAAAATGAAATAGAGGACCCCGAAGAATATAGAATTGAATATGAACGATTAGAAAAAAAAATTGATAATTATTTGGAAGCTATTGATGATGCGGATGAAAAAATTA